GTACTTAGATGGGGGGCCTCTTCTGGCGTAGCAATTTGCTACCATTGCCAGAAATGTCAGAACGATTTTCGTTCCTGGCTCTCCCATCAAACATCCGGAATTTGTGATTGTCACAATTCCGTCTTCTTCCAAAACCCTTGGGGATAATAGGAGATCGATGAAGTTATTTGCATAACCTTTCCTATCAGCACCAAGCTTACTTGTAAGTACTTTCATTCCTAACCGTCCAGCATAGTGCTCGATGAAATCGGTCGCAGAATCGAAGTCGCCTACCATTACGTATTTGGGGATTTTCCCCACGCCCTTCAACCACTCAAAGAGTTGGTACCCTGAACTTAATCCTGCTCTCAGAGAAGGATGGTGTTCAAGGAGCTCGCGCATAGCGTGAGCGAAGGGTTGTCCGTAAATGATGAAGGCTGCTTTCGATCTGGTCGCGATTCTGACTTTGCATCCAGGTTCGCCTATGGCAATTCTGGAAATTGGCATGGGCTTTCCGGTACTCTGACCATTGTGGTCGAGGAAACCTTCCTCTGTAAGAGTCCAGAAAGACCAGCAGAAGAGTTGGAAACCAACCCTTTCTTGCTCGCCATCTTCAAAGTCATCGGTTAGGATGCCAGTAGCTTTTCGTATGCCTGATGGAAGGTCCTTTGCCCGGTCCATTCCGGGTGGCTTAATTGTACACCATCGTGGTGTATCTTTCTCCTCGAAGTATGACTCCCCTGTGGGTAGTCGTACCTCACGGTTCTCCTTGGGTTTCTCACAGAGCCACCCTTTGAGAGCCGAGAGAACATAAGCCCGCTTCCCTCCAAAATCGCGCGAGTTTTCAAAACACGCCGAGTTTGAAAGGGATATGTGACCTGTTCGCCCTTGGAACCAGTTCTCTGTGAGGGTCTCCTTGATTGCTTCCGCAGCCATACCTGAGTACATTACCAGGTCTGCCTCCTGATTTGGCAATAATGTATTGCCTTTCATCAGTGCAGCAAGATGGTCGCGGAGTGCAGTCTCTTTGGTGACATGGTCACCAGCTGGAAGCCCTCGTTTGTCCGCAAGTATTCGGCACAATGCCTTTTCCTTGACGGTTAGAGTTCCTGGTTCCTTTACCATCCAGGTTCCCTCAGGGAATCTGGGAAACCACGGTTCCCATTGTGGGAGTGGTTGTATGGCCCCTCCAAAGTGGAGGGTCAGGTATAAGGCGAACTTACCCCATTTCTTTGAAGCATAATGAATTGATGAACTCGATGTAACATCGTGTGCAACAATTTTCCACCATTTCATTTTGAAATTGATGGTGTGCTCGGTATCTTGCTCAAATGCCAGAGCAAGACAGGTATCAATCCAGCGCCAAACACGTAGGAATTTCCGTATGTTTTGACACTGGCTAGAGAAAAGTTTTACTGCTGCCGCTTTAAGACCACTATGGTCTTTGTACGGCAAGCAGTTAACAAAAGCTTTTTGGTCGATCTCTCGGAGATAACCGAACTTCTTTCTCTTAAGATAGCCATCGAGTCTTTCACCTGATTTAATCCGGTGTTTTGACTTGGAGTGCTTGAGTACATTTTGAATGTCCTCTAGGCTGCAATTCTCCGTGAAAAGAGAATCAAACCCCGCCAAGTTGTCCTCTGCTCCTTCCCCACCAACATAGTTCGCACCATGTGGACTTAGGGTCGGAAACATTTCTGTGAGCTTGAGACCATACGACTGGCGTACAGAGTTTC